CCCACCAAGCAATCCGCCTGCTGTTAACGCTCCACCGCCAAGCGCCCCAAACATACCAGACTTCCCAGCACTCTTTGCTGCTTCAGCCTGAGCCATTCCGGCGGCATACTGCATCTGCGCGTTGTACGCACCGTAGATCGACCCCATGCCAGTCTGTGACTCAGGGTTGAAGTACTGCGGACCAGCCTGTTGTTGGCCCATCATCGCATTCTGCGCGGCTTGACCACCGAATGAACCTGCGTACATCGGTTGCTGGTAGAACGACGTAAGTGCCGGGGCAGACTGCTGTGCGAAGTAGCCGCCAAGGCCAGTGCCAAGGGCGACAAGTTGCTGTTCCCGAGCCTGACGGGCGTTGTAGCGGTTGAGCACCTCGGCAAGATTGGACTGTGCGCCAAGCGCCGTTCCCCGAACCGCAAAGCCTGCACGGGTCTGCTGCTCGATGGCGCGTTGTTCTTGCGGAGACAGCATTGTGCCGTCAGCCTGTAAGGCGTCGAGCTTCTGCTGGGTGTATTGCCGTAATGCTTGGTTGATCCCGCCAACACCCTGCGCCTCTTGAAAGGCTTGAACGTATCCAGGCGCACGCTCCTGCAAGCCGCGCAATTGCGCCGCCTGCTGGTCTTTCATGTATGCTTCTTCTAGCTGCGAATACGCAGGCTGAAGTCCACGATACAGGGCAATCTGGCTTTCAGCCGCCTGCGCGGCAATCCTGTCCTGTAGAGCTTGATACTTGGGCTGAAACTCCAGTTCTTTGGCGTAAACCTCTGGAGCCATTTCTACCTGCGCCTTTAGAATGGAGCGCATTGACTCCTGGTAATTAGGAGCCGCTGGTGCTTGTACGGTGGTTGATTTACTGCCTCCCATATAAAAGTCTTTCTAGTTTCCTTGGGGTGATTGGGACGGCATGATCGTGTCTCCATGCCCACACTTGTGCGATTGGTGATTTGCGCTCAAAGAATTGGTTAAACATCTCAGCGACCGCTTGAGGCTCGCTAGCCCACGCCATGTGGATCGTCCAGAGGCCGTCTTCCTTGCGCCACTTCCAATTAAAGTCGCTAACGCCTGGATGAACAGTGCCGATGCCGGTGATGATGCCGTCGCGCCGAGCCACATAAACGCTGTCATGGACGCCGTAAAAACTAAGGTAGCCATCAACGTCATCTCGGGATACCTGTCCCAGAAGCTGTAAATGGTTTCGGCATTGCTCATATAATGTGTCTACAAGTTGTTCCCATTCGTTAACTGTCATTAGGTCTTGATGATGAACATCAGCGCCACATTGCGTGGACGGGTTTCAGCTCCACCGGTAGATCCCGTGGTTGCGGCTGCGGTTCTTGGGTCACGACCAGAGGCGTCGCCCCTGACTGCGTCTTGTATAATTGTTGGCGCGGTATAACTGTGCGTATGCGCTTGTATCTCCTGTGCCTGCGCAGACAAGATATCGCGAGGGTAATCGACCGTCGTGCGGTTGTTGCTCCATCCACGAACAAACTCACCTCGCAAATCGGGAAGATTAGTGCCAAATAACGCAGTAAGGTTAGGATAGCCAGCCGTGGATTGACCATTGCACTCAAGCCATCCAGCGGGAGGCGTAGATGTACCCCACATGACAATCTGTCCCGGCAAGATAGACGCTCCTACTGTGGCGTCAACGTACCCTTTGCTGGCTGCTGTAGCAGACGTAGAGGGGTTACTTGTGTTAAGTAAGAGAGGGCCAGTCATCGTGCCGCCAGCTAAAGGCACAAATATTGACGAAAACAGAGTTTTAACGCTCTCAATTGTATACTTAAAGAGCGCCCCTGCGCGTTCTGCCAAGATGTAGTCCGCCTCTTCAGGTGTGCCAGTAGCTTGCTCCGAGATTGCTCCTGACAACAAGACAGCATTATCTACATGGTTGTTTAGATTATTTGCAGTTACCTGCGAGTTTGCCGCTGGAAAGTCTGCGTAAGTTGTGCCTTTTTGGATTTGAGCTGGCATATAAAATTATTCCTGACTGATCATCGGTCTGTTGGTTGCTATAGCATACACAGCAGCACTTTTCAAGGATGGTCTTCCAACAACGAAACTTATAGTGCAGTCCATCGACGTTCCCCTGGCTGCTATCCGTGGACGCAGCGTGCCGTCTGTGTTCCCGCTGAAGCTGTACTCTAGCACAGTCTCTGTGGCGTCAGGGTCGTAGGTGGTCGTCTCAATCCTCACATTGTCGTTTTGGACGTTGTTGAAGCTGAACTCGCCTCGGCTGTACCGCTTCTCAGATGAACCGCCCATCGTGTATTCCCGAGTCCTTACAGAGGCAGGAATGTGGGTGAAGTTCGGTACACCGGGATCAATAGTAGACTCAGCCCGTTGTGTGGACTGAGGAAAGAGATTGAACGGCAGAACTGGCGTAGCGTTGGATGTGTTGTACTGGTCGCCATCGGTTTGCTCTTCGGTCAAATAAACGCCGCCATACTCGTTTTCCCCAGCGAAGTTTGTGATCATCATTAGCCGGCGTTGATTGATATACGCGGACAAGATCAAGTTATCTGCGAATAACCCAGCAGGATAATAGTCAATTGATTCCCAGGCTTGGTTCAGCGTGTTGTAAACCAAGATCCTGACGTTCCTAGTGGCCGCGCCAGTTGGCATGGCAATGTAGAAGCGGTTGTTATAGTAAGTCGCTACTGAGTTTTGAACGGCGTTGTAGTTAACGCTGTCAAAGAAATCTGCGATTGGCTCGCTTAGTGGCAGCGTGTTGCCTATCAGCTTCAGGTCAAGCTGGGGCGTCAGCATGTGCACGCCGTTGGCCGATAGGAAGAACACAAACTGGCCGGCAGCGACGATTGAACGTCTGGCCAAGCAGCCAATCTCGGTTGTCACTACCGTCGTGCTACTCTGCGCCCCAGGAGGCGAGTTGATGTCAAAGTTGTCAGTCTCGACGTAAACAACGTAGATACTATTGGTCATAAAGACCAAGAACTGGTCCTGTACCCACGGTAGCACCCCTACAATCGAGTCGTTGCCGCCGGTATTGATGACGAAGTTATTTAGCGTCGTATCGCACTGTTCACTCAAGATGTCACTCACCAGCATCTGGTAGTCGCCGTACTTAAGGATGAGCCGGTTCTGGAAGTACAAGCCAAAGTCAGCACATGGCACAGACTGCGTGATGCCTGTAACCACACCGCCGTCTACCGTGAACTTCTGCTGGGCAAACGTGACTGCTACTAGACCATCTTCCCATATCAGCGGAGGCAATCCACGGCGGGCATTCCAGCCTGCTTGTGTAGTCCGAGTGGCGTAAGTGACGCCAGTATTGTTCGTGTACTGGAAAGTAAACGTGTTCGCGCCAGTCACCGTGATGACATAGCTGCCAGTGACAGCCTGTCCTGCCGTGTCTGAGCCGTCTGTGCGCCCGATGGTGACTTCGTCGCCGCTAGTGTAGTTATGCGGCAGGGTCGTTGTGATTGTGATCGTGCCAGTAGCGCCGTTAAGGATGTCGCCGTTCGACTCAGTGGCAGCAAACGTCGTCTTGTCGTACTTACCGCGGAAGATGTAGATCTTGTTGAGTGCCGTAATTACATCGCAGATGCCACCTTCCTCGATGGTTCTGCCAGCAGGGAACAGGTACGGCCCGATCAAGTCTTCAGCATTTGGCCCCTGAGCAGGCTTGTACAGGTACATCCTGTCGGTGAAAACCAGCACAATGTTGTCGCGCCCCTCGCCATCCACATACAAGCCGGAGCCAACCATCGTTAACTCGATCAAGTCATTTTCAGTGAGCCTTTTTGTGCCTTTTCGAGGCTGAGCGATTCCACGCTGCAAACGAGTGTTAAAGCTCGCCTGAAGCATTCCAGGCTTCAAGTTGGCAGCATCGAGCCTACTGGCAAAGCCAATAAACGTATCGTCACCTTCAACTTGTTGTTCTTGCGCCATTAGGAAATGAGCTTACTGAGCTTGTCCACGACACGCTGGAGATCGTCGCGCACCTCGATCATGCGATCCATATGCCCGTCATCTTCACCTTCTTCTTCACCCTCATCCTCGTACTCCTCCTCTTCACCGTATCCGCACTCGGAACAAGTGCCGTCGGACTCCATAGGAGAGTCGCACTCAGGACAGGAACGGCTTTTGCCGCCCATAGGGCCACCAAGGATGGCCAGCATTGCTTTCATCGATTTCATAGAGTTAGGCGATTAAGGATTGTCCCTTGGCCCGGCGAACACGCAGATCAGCAAGAGAATAAGGAATATCATATTCAAAATGAGGCGCATCGTACAGCTTCTTGAATTTGCCGCCCCAGCGCAGCTTGTGCTTGGCGCACAGCGTGGAGGCGTGCTTATGCATAAGGTCAGCGATCTGCGCGTCAGCGGGTGTGCTGCCATCCATGTACACTTTGCCCTTGAACACGCCGCAGTCGATGGCGAGTCCGAAGTTGTGCATGGATGATCCTGGCTTGGCATTGGTTACCTTTGGTCCCGGCGCAGTGCGCCCCTTGGCATACAGTGCAGCCTGCTCGTTCCATGACCGAGTGCCGCAGATGACTTTGTAGTCCAAGCCGTCTTTGGCTGCCAGCTCTTTAGCATCGAGCAAAAAGGCTGTAAATGCGCCCTGAACTTCAGGGAGCAGTGTTAAGATGTGCTTGGCTGATCGCTCGTCAATCACCGTTTCTCGTTACGGATTACGTCAATAATGCCAAAGATTGCCATAACGCCCTGTGCTACAGCGCCACCGATGCCGGTGCTGTACAGGCCGATAGCCGTTCCAAGTTTGACGATGCCGAGCCAAGTGGATGGTTGCTTGAGGTATTCTTTCATAATCAGTCGTGGAGTTGAGCGATTCGTTCCCAGAGCTTGAGTCTATCTTGCTCGCACTCGGAGATCTTGCACTCTAGTTTGTTTAGTTTGCTATGCAGGTAATACAGCGCCAGTGCCAGTAGGGATACGGTTAAGCCTTGATCGAAGATGTGGGTAAGCACCTTGGCGATAAACTCGTCCATACCTACTTCTTCTTTGCGGTCTTCGCAGCTTGCTTGAACGCCTTGGCTGTAGGGGCGCCCTTAGTGCCGGGTTTGCGCATCTTCTCTTTGCTGCCAGCGGCGATACGCTCGCGCTTGGCGTGGATGTTGGAATAAAGCCCCTTCTTCATAAGATTAGCACTTCCATCTCCGCATACTTGCCTTGGCTCGTTCAGCCGGCCCTTTAGCCTTGGCTACGACACCTGCCATACGAGCGCAGAACGACTTCTTCCTGCCAGCGTCAGCCTTTGTCTTAGGATTGGGAGCAGGAGCCTTCAGGTTGCTGCCAGTCGCCTTATTGTACTTGGCGCGTCCCTTGGCTGTTAGCCCTGCCCCACGCGAGGCAGGCAGCTTCTCGCCGCGTCCTACTGCTAGTGATACGGATTTCTTTGGCATAAGTTAGCGAGCTAGAGCGTACTTGCTGGGTACTTCTGCGAAGGCTGCGAAGATGTAGGTGGCTCCTGATTGGTTTGTATTTACGTTTGTTTCTCGCAACTTAAACCCATTAGACAACAGGTCCATTGTGTTTTGTGATGCAGATCCAAGTTCTGAGCTATTGTTTTCTACCACAGGCACACTAGGCCCAAGTTTTTGCGTTGAAAGGTTGTAAGTGTCTCTGGTTGAATCAAGCACAAGCCAATAAGCAACAGTCGAGCTACATTTAATCATCACAAACCTTGGCCTGAACCCACAGAACACAAACGGCCCGTCAGCCAGTCCATTCCCCGTGTAGCTGCCAAACTTGCTAAAGCCTGCGATCTCGGCGAAGCAGTAGGCGACGTAGCTGATGCCAGAAGCATTAACATCCGTGGATGTGCCAAGGCTAAACACGCTTGAGGTGGGCGCTGTGCTGTTCCACACTGTAGCCGCTGCGGCAGCTTGGTTTGTCGAGTTAAGCTGGATGCTATTTGCCGCAGCAATCGACGTGTGGCGCACCTGCCAGTTGCTCGTAGCGCCAGTCTGTGACCGCTTCACAATGATCATTGCAGGAGCAACGCCCAAGTTGTGTGCAACCGTCCTGTTTACGCCTGTACCAGCGTAAGACACCACATCCAATCCAGCGGTGATACTCTCCCTCCACTGCCAGGCAATGTACGAGTTTGCATTTGCGTTGACTATTGTCGTGTCCGTGCCAAGGCTGAACCCGTCAGCGCCAAAGGCCGTCAAGCTCTGTGCAAGCGTCGTTTCGCCTGTGGTCGTGTTGGATGAAAGGTACTTCGTAGTTCCACGCACAGAGTCGAACAGCGCATGGCTCGTAGCGCCCGGTGTCCGTGACTTGATCCACACCAGATCCGGCTGGAACGACACACTGTTCACCGCATTCGACAGTGACCGTGCAGCAGCGTTGCCCGTGTAGGTCGTCGCCGCCATGAAGTTCGCACCATTCACAATCGACGGTGTCGGCAGGTTGTTCGTGTTCAGTGCGCGGAAGCCGGCGGGAGGCGTGTAGGCGAAGGGGCGTTGGCCGAAGTTGGCGTAATCTGCGCTGGTTTGGGCAGTAGATCCTTTTGAAAATGCTGGAAACCAAACATTAGAAGGAATGCTGCTAAATGCAACTCCTTGGCTAACTCCATTTTTATAAAATGTTATCGTGCCAGCGTCTGCATCAAAAGCAACACCAATGATATCATTAATTGCCCACGCTGCACCATAAGCCGTTCCAGAATTATTGGTCAATTTTTGGCCGTTTTGATAATATGCATAACCATTTGCATCACCGCCAAGATATGTTGTACGAGATGCGGCTGCGGTTCTTATTCCTAACAGTGATTGAATACTGTTGGAGCCAGAAACACTTTCCCAATAAAATTTGCCAGTTGATATTCCAATACTTGCATTTACGCCAAACAGTTCACTTGATGAGTGTAGGCATAGCAAATTGCCTTCAGAAATTGTTGTACCACTTCCTTTATCCAACGGATTCGCCACCGCGTAATTCCCCCTACCGTTCCCGCCGTCACTGTAGTTCACCGGGACATCGATCATGCTGTCGTATGTCGCCCCAGCCGTCAGTGACACGTTGTTCACCGTCCAAGTGTTGTTATTCC